ATCGCAACAGGTGGTCAAGGCAGTGCAACAGCAGTATGGCAAATGAATGGCTTTACTTTCGGAGACGGAAGTTTAGCTACACCATTTGCATAATAATTAACTTTAATTAGATCGGGGCTTCGGCCCCGTTCTCTAACAGGAGAAAAAATGGCAGACGCAGTAACAAGTCAAACAATAATTGACACAGATAAAAGAGCAGTAATTAAACTTACTAATATTTCAGATGGGACTGGAGAAAGCTCAGTAAAAAAAGTTGATGTATCAGCTTTAAATGCAAACGTTAAAGGCGAGTCTTGCACTAGAGTTACTATAGATCAAGTTTGGTATGACATTGGAGGATTAAGAGCGGCATTAGAGTTTGATGCAACTTCAAATGTTGTAGGACTGGTTTTAGGTGGAAGTGCAGCAGCTGGTAATGTCCAAGGACACTGGGACTACAGATCATTTGGTGGAATTAAAAATAATGCTGGTTCAGGTATAACTGGTGATATTGATTTGACAACACATGGTCATACGAACCA